CCACGGATGAGGTTATAACCGGAGATCTTGTTCGTCCAGGTTGTGTTAGCCATAAGAGCTTCCTCAATACTGAAACCGTAAATATCATCATTCACAGCATCAGTTTGGTGCCAATCATCATTCACGAGCTGGTAAGGCCTTTTGAGCCAGGAAGCAGCATCAGTGAACTCATTGTAATAAGTGTCATAGGTGGGAGGGGGGGGGTAGCTCTCTACAAGAGCTGCGGTCTCATTAATTAAATCAGTAGTCACGAGGGTTTCGCTAGAGACTGGTGCGTCCATCTTAGCGACTACGATTAGGGGTGTACAGGGTTCTTCCTCGTCTTGATTCCGTGTACTTGAATCAAGGGAGGGCTTACTTTCAGCCAGGTTCATATGAAAAGTATAGTCATTAGAAGCAGTGGATAAACTGACGGGGGAGCTAACCGCGGCAGTTGGCATACGTGTCTCCAGGGACTTTGCGAGCCGGGCAAAGTTCTTCTCAACGTAAAGGTCTTCTGGAGAAAGAGTTCCGCTTTCAATTGCAGCGTACAATTTCTTGATCACATTGCTATCCGCATTACCGACCGCAGAGGCAAGAGCCAATGGGTAAAGGTGAAAAGGTGAACAATATGAAAAATGGAAAATAGAGAGATAATTGATGGTAGGAGCATAGCTTTCAAAGTCTTCTTGACCACGGACTGATAATTCTCGAAAGAAATTGTCTATGATCTGGGCATACTCTGAAAAATCCTCAGACCAGTAGATACTACCAAGCAGGGAATTCCAATCAAGCATAGCGACATAACGAGAGTACTCATGGCACCAACGATACGTTCTCTTGCAAAAAGATGCAGTAGAAGGATCTGAATCATGGACTTTAAAACTAAGCATGGGTTGTGAATTGCTTTGCGTCTTCGCTGTGTCGCACGTGATACGCATTCCATGATCTAAAAAGACTGAGGACAACGCATCAAATGTGAGAAAACCCAAAGTGGAGCTTCGGCTCATCAAAACATCATCACCTAAAATATAGGCAACAATACGAGCTTCAACCTCCATAAAGGGTATCATGCCATGAATCGAAGGATCATACAACATATAGTCGATGCCTAAGACGGCTTGGCAGTACACACAGAGAATGGCATAGCGAACGTCAATCGCATTGCCGACAGTGTTGAACAAGAGGGTAAGATAACCACCCGATATCATCGAGTGTGCCCATTCATAAAACACCATAAGCTTTTCGAAAGAGCCTGTCGCCGCATTATAGAGAATGTGAGCTATGTGTATCCGATACATCATAGACTCAACTGCGGTCTTCATGGCTTTGACGTGGAGAGGGGTGGCGTCATAAAGTATAGCTAAAGCGAAAGTAAGACAAGCTTGATACTTATAACGGAAGTAGTTCTTGTCCCAACCTTTATGATCGATTGCCATAATAGCATTCCAGATCATGAGGAGGAGAACCATGATATGAG